GGGCGGAGTAGGGCTTTCGAAGCTGGGCAGTTTTAGCGTTTCGATAGTGCTGCCGCGTCCGGCCTGTTTCTGCCATACGGTTGAGTTGGTTTCTAATTTTTCTTCCGACTGGATACGGTTCACAATGCCTTTGAGGATAATTTTCGCATCGACACGGGCTTTTTCGCCTACACCTGCCTGAATGTCGGCACCGGCCAGCGTGGTTTTGAATTCGGTACCTTCGAGCACGGTATCCCAGCCTGAACGGGTGGCTGCAGTTTGGGCGACGACGCGGACAGGCAATTTGGTTTCGTTCAGTTCGTTTTTACTGTAATTGCTCTTACCTACCTTGATGCCGATAAAGCGGCGGCTTTTTTGGACATCCAACTCGTGCTTGTGGATGCCTTCTTCTGCCAGCAGTTGCAGCTCTTCACCCGCAACCAGGGTAACTTTACCTGCAGGGGCATTGAAGCGGGTGGTATTAGCTTCGATGTTGCCGCCTGCCTGAAGCGTGATACCGTTGGCGGTCAGCTCGACGGGGGCTGGCATAATCAGGTGGTCGCGGGTGCTGGTAAACTTGGTTTTTCTGATGATTTTGCCGCTTTTACCTTTGGTTTTTAAGAAGGTATAGGCATCGTTTTGTCCAGCCTCCAGTACAATATCACTATGGGCTTTGATGTCTATGCTGCCTGAGGGAGCTTTGATTTCGGATGCACCGATAATAATACGTGCATCATCGAGTGCCGCAGCTGCATGAATACTTACCCCCGTACGTCCGGTCAAACGTGAAGGCTTGTTCAGAGCAGCTTTGTCGTAGTGACTCTTGTAGGTGGGCTTGCCAATTTCATATTGGTCGGTTATGCCGTCAATCAGAATAGCAGCCGCCTCTGAATCTGCTGCCTTTGGCAATACGCCTGCGGCGTGAAGGTTCAGTTTTTTGGAAGCGGTAATATCGGAACCGCTGATTTCGATGCCTTGTGCGGAAATCAAGTCAATATTTTGTGCAGAAAGCTTGGCTTGCAGATATTCTTTGCCTTTGGGTTTTTTACCTTTAACTTCCTTGTTGATGGCTTGAATATAGAAAGCGAGACGGTCGCGTTCTTCTTGCAGGGTTGGAATCAGCTTGCTTTTAGGCGAGCTTTTTTTCAACTGCGCAATCTGCTGTTCCAATTCTTTGGATTTTTGGTTGAGTTCAGCCGCTTTTTGTGTAGGAAAATAATTGCTGAATGAGTTGTTTACGGCTTCGATATTCAACTTGCCTTTGGTGGTGGCGACAACCAAGTTTTTACCGGCTGTAATTTTAGAACCTCTTAAATCTGTTTCTCCTGTAACCAGACGGATATTGCCTTTTGCTTCCAATGAGGAAACTTGAGCACTAGGCGCACCTGCATTTCCTCCTTTTACAGACAACAGCAATTTTCCGCCTGTTTTGATGCTCAGGTCGGTATGCGCACTGATGCGGTTGGCAGGTTCGATGGTTAATGTGCCGCTACCTGCTTCAATATTCAGCCGTCCGGCCAATGGTTTTAATTCGGCATTATCTTCCAAAGTTTTGGTCGAAACGGTACTCCAATTGATGTTGCCGCGCTTGACTAGGGCGGTACCGGCAGTAAGGTTGATTGCACCCGCTCTCAGCGTGGTGTTGTCGGCAATTTGGGAATAGCGCGCATTGAGTGCCAATACACCGTTAGCCACCAGCTTGTTGGCAGAAGGCAGTTTGTCGTTTTGCCAAATCTGGCTGCCGGTAATGCTTAGATGACGGTGTGCGTAGGCATCTACTTGGTTGAGCGTTACCCGCTCGTGTTGTGCATTAAGATGCGTATTATGGGTAGACTCCAGCTTGGTATTTTCTATGCTCAATGCCCGGTCGGAATGAATGTTCAATGCCCCGCTTTTGGCATGGACGTTAAGGTTTTTTAAGTCGGCATTACCACCGTTGTTTTTGATGCTGATGTGTTTTCCGTTGATTGAATTGCGTTGTTTTCCGTCACCAAGCTGAATACCGTTGCCGGCAACCAACGTAATATCTCCTGAAGATGAAGTGATATTGGTATTGTCTGCTTTCAGACGGCCTTTACCAACCGATCCTGCATTGACATCGGCCTTGGCTGTCAGGGTATTGTGACCGGTAAAGTCGGCATTACCGTTGGCCAATAAGGATACATGACCGTCTGCAGAAACAGCATGAAGGCCGTCTGAAACGATATTGCCCTGCAATGCGGTGGTTTCGAGAGCCTTGGCTGCGTTCAGCTTGGTATTGCGAAGCTGAATATTGCCTTTGGCTGCCTGAATGTGCAGATTACCCGAGTTGGTACGCAGATTGGTATTGGTAACATTCAGCGAGCCTGCCTCCACACCCATGTCTTTTGAGGCAGTGAGGGTTTTACTGGTGCCGGTAATATGGGCAGCGTTATCCGATTTCAAATGGATGCTGGCGGCAGACAAATCTTTATCAACATTCAAATTCAGATCTTTACCTGTATGAACATACAGATTGCCGGGAGTATTCAGATTGGTAGTTTTGGCAGTAATGTTATCGTCTGCCAGTAAAGCAAGCTGCTTGCCGCCCTTGATACTGCCTCCGTTTAAGCGGATATCGGAGGTAACTGTTGAAGCTTCCAAAGAAAGCGGTTTGCCTGCTTCGATGTGTGCGGTGTCTTTGGCATCTATTACGGCGGAACTGCTGATGGTGCCGTTGGATAATACGGTAACATCTGCCCCGGTAATGCGTGTGTTATTGCCTAATTCGGCGTTGCCTTTGCTGGAACTGTATACGGTAGTGCCAGTCTGAATACTGGCCTCCTTGATGACGGTACGGCCGCCGGTCGACAGATTGGTCGAACCTTTAGCATTGTTCACATTTGCTTTGCTTTCGATAACCAAATTACGGCCGGCATTTAATACCGTAGCAGCAGGGCGGTTGCCGTTGTTTTGAACGACCGCTCCGTTACGCAAACCGATGTCCTCCCCGGTATCAATAACCAATAAGCCTTTGCTCTCGATCCGACCATCATTGGAGATAAATGTGCCTGCCGCTCCTTTTTCGGTGGTTTCGATGGAGAGATAAGTCGGTGAAGCTTCGGTGCCGTCGGCAGTGGTGGCGATGCGGCCGCTGTTTTCAATGCGGCCTGACGAAGTCACAATCAATTGCTTGGCCGCTTCGAGTGTGCCGGCATTTTTGACGCCTACGCCTTTTTCATTGGCAATCAGTGTGATGCTGTCGGCGTACATACCGCCCAGTGCGGCAGTATCAAGGGCAATAGTCGGTTTCGTACCCGCTGCCGTACCTGCACTGATTTCGCCGCTGGCGTAATCTACTTTCTGAGGACCGGTAGAAACCGCCAGGTTTTTACCCTGTAATTTCCCCTGCAAAGCAACTGCACGAGCAAGTACCCCGGTGTAGTCGGCTTCGCCTTTATCATTCCAACCTGCTGCTCCTACGGTCAATGTGCCTTGACGCACATCAAATCCTGTCAGTGCACCGTCTTTGCCGATTTGGGGCGCACCGGTAGTTAAGATGCCCCGACCGACATTTTTAAAGCCGCCGCCATTAACGGTAATGCCGTTGGGGTTGGCAATAATCACGTCGGCCTTTTGACCGCCTACGGTAACGATACCGTTGAGTTTGCTAGCCGTACCGCGTACCTCGTTCAAAATCAATTGCGCACTGCCTTTGACCACAAACGGATTATTGTTACGGTCGTTGTTTAACACTGCCCCTTTGTTGTCAACATCAAACTGCGTATAGCGGTTGTGGCTCAATCCGCGTCCATTCGGAGTTTGGATATTCACCAAGGGGGCACCAGTGTTGGTTTTAAGGATAACGACCTGCTGGTTTTTAGGTGCTGATTTGTCGGTGGTAATTTGGGCATGGGCAGGCAATACCATACTCAGGGAAACCAAAGAGCAGACCAAAGTTTTAAGGGTGGTTTTGAGTTTGCCGCAAAGGTCGCCTGAAGTTTTCAGTGAAACAGAAACCGAACTGCCTGCCTGTTTACCTTTGCCCTGGCTGTTGGCAGTTTCGGCTACTGCAACCATGGTGCTGTGCTTTTTACTAAAGATAATGCGATGTAAACCTTTATTCATGTCTATTCCATTTTGAAGATGAACGTACTGCGCGCCAAGTACGTAGGTAAAGTTTGACGGTCTGAGGATAAGGAAAGACCGTCTAAATATCAGTAAAAAATTCAGAGGTTAGAAACTGTAATTCAAGTTGAAGCCGTAAACGGTGTTGGTCGTCTGAAAGCCTTTGGGTTTATGAAGCGGCTTGCCGGCAAACAGATCATAAGCAAACATACCGCCTACTTTATGCCCTCCTCTGAAGCCGACCACTGCACCCATCAGCTGCTTGCCCGATACATATTGTGCACTTTCGCCAGATACGCGGCCATAGTCCGCACCGAGATAGAACTGATGGTTCGGATGAAAATACCAAGTTAAAGTATTCTGCCAGTAGAAACCTCGCTCTCCGAAAAGACTCTGCTCCCCATCAAATCCGCGAACGGTGTAGCGGCTGCCGATTGACAATTTATCTTGGGCAACCAACGGCGTTTTGTTCCATTGAGCTTGAATGGCGGTTGCGTAGAAAAACTGCTGTTTGCCCAACATAAACGGGGCCGCTGCATCCAATCCGGCGGTTATGATTTTCATACGGGATGTGCCTGGAATAGTACCGCCGCCGTTTTCTTCAGGTGCGGGCATACTTTGGCGCATACCGGTCCCGCGTTTGTAAGACAACTTGCCGTCAAGCTGCCAACGGTTGAGGTAAGCACGGTGGCGCAATTCGGCTTCCCAGCCTGCAGAGCGGCGGCGTTGCACTTCGATTTCGGCATCGTCGATGTATTTATAGGTTTGGCGTGTCCATAATTTCATTCCGACTGAAGTTTTATGAAGTCTGTTACGCCAAAGCATGCGCTCGGCGGCCAAGCTGCTCTGATATTGTTTGCCGTTGTAATCGTAATTGACGGAATAGCCTTCGGTTGCTTCGTGGTAACGATGTCCATTGTGATTAAAAGAAAACAGCCATTTTTTTACGGGCACCGAATAATGCACGCTGTAACTTCTGGATCCGCTTGCAGTTTCCGTACCGGTGGCATCAGTCAAGTCCGTTTTGTGCGCCAAACCGCGTCCATATGAAACATAAAACAAATCGCTTAAGCCCAAAGGGTTATCGAACGATAAAGCGACATTTCCTTGATATTTGCCGGTCGTTTTGCCGCCCGCATCATCTATACCGATACTGAACCGTATGGGTTTATTCTGCTGCCATTTGATCTGTAAATCGCTTTTGCCTTCTTCTTCGGACGGTATAATCTGAATATCTGTTTTAACACTCGACAAACGACGCAGGTTTTCCAAGCCCTGCTCTACATCGCGAAGATTGAGAATTTTGTTCCTATATAAGGGAAATTTGTTATTGAATGCACTAATACTGCCTTCGGCAGACTTCCCATCCCGTTTTTCTTCATAGCGGATATCCCCTATTTCGCCTGCTGATACCCGTAATTTCAGAATTCCCGAATCCATATTCTGTGGTTGGATAATAGCTTGGGAAGTGAGGTAGCCACGCACGATCAGTATCTGTTGCGCGGCTTTTTGTAGCCTGCTCAAATTATTGGAACCTAAACACATCCCAGTTTTAAAAGCTGTTTCTTTCATGAGCACAGAAGGAAGAAAAGAAAATTTGCGCACCGTCTTATCATCTAAACTAATGTAATTTACCCGAGTACACGGTGTTTCATCTTCACTCAGGACATAATTGTTCTTCTCCAATGGTTGCTCGAAACGGACATTTGCATCAGTTAACAATTCAGCATCTATGTGCTGCTGACGCTGCATGGAACGGATAAGTTCTGCATCGTTAATAATTTCCATACCAACCGTAATACGGCGTATAAGGCTTTGAAAGATGCCTGTAACAACCTTTTTGAACGCCAATTCAGTTTTATCGAAAAAACACCAAAAGGGGAAAAGGTAGTACGGACAAGGTGGGTATCTCAAGTCGCCTATATTGAACAACAGGCAACGGTAGAGTTAGTTTTTGCACCAAATGTTGCCCCTTTGATTACGATGCTAGAAAAAAACTTCACAAGCTACGAGCTTGATCAGGTCTCATCGTTGAGCAGTAAATACGCGGTGCGGCTCTACGAAATTATTATTTCATGGCGTGCAGCCGGTAAGACACCGATGTTCAGTACAATGGAGTTGCGCGAACGTTTGGGTATGATGCCTGACGAGTATCAAAAAATGGAGCTATTCAAACGTAAGGTTTTGGATTTCGCCGTCAAGCAGATCAATGATAAAACGGATATTTCCATTACCTACGAGCAGCATAAAGAAGGACGAAAAATTGTAGGTTTTACATTCTCAATCCTACATAAAATAGGGTCGAAAGACATCCCTCTTGAAAATCAATCGGAACTTTTTGCCGGAATGACTGATTTGGAAGCCGGAACGATACGGGTCAGGGCGGAAGCATATATCGCTTCGCTCATTGCAAAAGGTCAGAACGTGACTAAAGCCCATAGGCTGAATATTCTGAAAAAAGCCGTAGAGGAACGTTGGGGATTTGAAGATGTGGCTAAAGATAATGGGGCCAAAAATCCTGAAAACAAAAATGCAAAAGTCGTTTTAAACGAATGGGAAAAGATTTCTAATGGCACACGTTTTAAGGACAAGGATGGAACAATTTGGGTTAAAGATTCAGGTATGCTTAGGACTGAAGGGACAAACAGGTGGATAGCCGATTCTCAGATTGCCAAATTATTTCCTATGTTAACTGTGATGGTTGAGGAAGGTATTTAACCCGGCAACTCGCGTATTCTACCTGTTTTGCGGTACGGAAACCAATTGAACCTGCTTTACGCTACAATAGAAGATTGCAATTTTGTCGGATGTACCATGAACGATTACACAGCCATGCCGTCTGAAGACGGAGGAATCGGCTCATTATCGCTTCCGCCGCACTCAATGGAGGCGGAACAATCCGTTTTGGGCGGGTTGATGCTGGAAAATCCGGCTTGGGACAGGATTGCCGATGTGGTTTCGGGAGAGGATTTCTACCGCCACGAACACCGCCTGATTTTCCGATCCATTGCCAAACTGATCAATGAGAGCCGTCCTGCCGATGTCATCACGGTTCAGGAAGATTTGCAGCGGAACGAAGAGCTGGAAGCGGCGGGGGGATTCGAATATCTGATTACGCTGGCGCAAAATACTCCGTCTGCCGCCAACATCCGGCGCCATGCCGAAATCGTGCGCGAGCGTTCCATTATGCGCCAACTCGCCGAAGTGGGAACGGAAATTGCCCGCAGCGCCATACCCAAAATATCGGCAGCGGAACGGGCGGTAGCTTGGAGTACGAAAAATTCAAGCAGTTTCTTTTGAACTCTATTGTTTAATTTACAATTGGTTATCTTTATTTTCGTAGCCTGGCATAACTGTTAATCTACGTCAGCCCCTAAAAATTAATCTAATTTACGATTATAAAAATATTATTAAGAAAGCCCTTACTATGAACCGCACCCTGTACAAAGTTGTATTTAACAAACATCGAAACTGCATGATAGTCGTTGCTGAAAATGCCAAACGCGAGGGCAAAAACACAGCCGACACCCAAGCTGTAGGTATTTTGCCAAATGATATTGCGGGCTTTGCGGGTTTTATCCATTCTATCTCTGTTATCTCATTCTCCCTTTCATTACTGCTCGGTTCTGCCCTTATCCTGACTTCTTCTTCTGCTAATGCCCAAGGTATCGTTGCCGACAAATCCGCACCTGCACAGCAACAGCCTACCATCCTGCAAACAGGTAACGGCATACCGCAAGTCAATATTCAAACCCCTACTTCGGCAGGGGTTTCTGTTAATCAATACGCCCAGTTTGATGTGGGTAATCGCGGGGCGATTTTAAACAACAGTCGCAGCAACACCCAAACACAGCTAGGCGGTTGGATTCAAGGCAATCCTTGGTTGGCAAGGGGCGAAGCACGTGTGGTTGTAAACCAAATCAACAGCAGCCATTCTTCACAACTGAATGGCTATATTGAAGTGGGCGGACGACGTGCAGAAGTCGTTATTGCCAATCCGGCAGGGATTGCAGTCAATGGTGGTGGTTTTATCAATGCTTCCCGTGCCACTTTGACGACAGGCCAACCGCAATATCAAGCAGGAGACCTTAGCGGCTTTAAGATAAGGCAAGGCAATGTTGTAATCGCCGGACACGGTTTGGATGCCCGTGATACCGATTTCACGCAGATATTGAGCCATGCGGTTAAGATTGATGGGCCTGTGTGGGGTAAAGATGTGCGTGTGTCGGCAGGGAAAAATGATGTCTCAGCTGATGGCTCTATCCGGTCTTCACACTCCCCTGCTACGAATATAAATTCCGACAACTCACTGTATGCCATCGATACAGGGGCATTGGGCGGTATGTATGCCGGTAAGATCACCCTGATCAGCACTGATCGTGATGCATCCGTGCGCAATCAGGGGCAATGGTTTGCCTCAGCCGGCAATGTGGCAGTGAATGCTGAGGGTAAACTGGTCAACACAGGCATGATTGCAGCGACGGGAGAAAATCATGCGGTTTCACTTCATGCCCGCAATGTTCATAATAGCGGTACGGTTGCCTCACAGGATGATGCCAATATTCACAGCCAGACGCTGGACAATTCAGGTACGGTCTTATCCTCAGGTCAATTGACTGTCCGTAATTTAGGCCGTCTGAAAAACCATAACAACGGTACGATCCAGGCTGCACGCTTAGATATGTCAACAGGTGGTTTGGATAACACAGGTAATATTACTCAAACAGGTTCACAAGCATTGGATTTGGTATCTGCAGGCAAATTCGATAACAGTGGCAAGATTGGTGTAAGTGACGTTCCACAGACCGGTTTGAATCCCAATCCATCAGTCATACCACAGATTCCGAGTACTGCAACAGGTTCAGGCAGCAGCACTGTCTTGGCATCTAAGCCTGGTTCAAACAATCCCGTTTCACCTACAGCACCTGCAAAAAACTACGCCGGAGGACGCATTCAAACAACAGGAGCATTTGACAATGCAGGATCAATCAATGCAGGTGGGCAAATTGACATTGCCGCCCAAAACGGTTTGGAAAATTCGGGTAGTCTGAATGCGGCTAAACTACGAGTATCAGGCGATTCATTTAACAATACGGTAAAAGGCAAACTCCAGGCACACGATCTGGCTGTTAACACTCAAACTGCTAAAAACAGCGGTCACTTATTAACTCTAACCGGCAAGATTGACAACCGTGAACTGCATAATGCCGGAGAAATTGCCGCCAACAATCTGACACTCATTCATTCGGGCCGCTTGAGCAATGATAAAAAAGGCAATATTCGAGCTGCACATTTACAGCTTGATACCGCCGGTTTACATAATGCAGGTAACATTCTTGCCGATAGTGGAACCGTTACCACCAAGAATAATCTTCGCAATACAGGAAAAGTTTCTGTTGCACGACTAAATACCGAAGGTCAGACTCTAGATAATACGCACGGACATATAGAGGCTGAAACGGTTAACATCCAAAGTCAGCAACTGACTAACCAAAGTGGCCATATTACTGCTACCGAACAACTGACTATCAATAGTCGAAATGTAGACAACCAAAACGGCAAACTCCTATCTGCAAACCAAGCACAATTAGCTGTTTCAGACGGCCTATACAACCAACATGGTGAAATTGCCACCAACCGGCAGTTGTCTATTCACGATAAAAATCAAAACACTTTGGCGTTAAACAATGCGGATGGCACGATTCAATCTGCCGGTAATGTATCGCTACAAGCCAAATCACTCGCCAACAATGGCACATTAACAGCCGGTAACAAACTGGATATTGCTTTGACGGACGATTTCGTCGTAGAGCGCGACCTCACTGCAGGCAAACAATTAAATCTAAGCATCAAAGGCCGTCTGAAAAATACCCATACCCTACAAGCAAGCCATACGCTCAAACTCAATGCCGGCAATATAGATAACCAAGTTACAGGCAAAATTATTGGTGGAGAACAAACGGACATCACATCCGAACAGCATGTTGACAACAGGGGCTTGATCAACAGCGACGGTTTGACCCACATCGGTGCAGGTCAAACCCTGACCAACACCGGGACAGGCAAAATCTATGGCAACCATATTGCCCTGGACGCGCAAATACTGCTTAACCGGGAAGAAACGACGGAAGGCAGTACCAAAGCGGGGGCAATAGCTGCAAGGAAACGTTTGGATATTGGAGCGAAAGAGATTCATAACCAAGAAGGTGCCCTACTATCCAGCGAAGGTATTTTTGCCGTAGGTAATCGACTGGATGAACAACATCATGCGGCAGGCATGGCCGATACCTTTGTTAATGGCAGTGCCGGTTTGGAAGTACAAGGTGATGCATTGATGTCCGTTCGGAATATGCAGAATATCAATAATCACTTTAAAACAGAGACATACTTAGCCAAAGCAGAAAAGCAAGTTCGTGACTACACCGTACTGGGGCAAAATACCTACTATCAGGCAGGAAAAGACGGTTTATTCGACAACTCGCAAGGACAAAAAGACCAAACTACTGCTACGTTCCATTTAAAAAATGGTTCTCGTATTGAGGCCAACCAATGGCATGTCCGAGACTACCACATCGAGACTTATAAAGAACGCATCATCGAAAACCGGCCGGCACACATTACTGTGGGCGGTGATTTGACTGCCTCAGGTCAAAATTGGCTGAACAAAGACAGCCGGATTGTAGTAGGCGGGCGTATTATCACTGATGATTTAAACCAGAAAGAAATTACCAATCAAAGTACAACAGGCAAAGGTCGCACAGATGCTGTCGGCACACAGTGGGATTCAGTTACAAAAAAAGGATGGTACAGCGGTAGAAAAAGACAACGCCGTACTGAAAGAAACCATACTCCTTACCATGATACCCAACTATTTACCCACGACTTCGACACGCCTGTATCCGTCATCCAACAGAATGCCGCCTCCCCTTCCTTTCAACCCGCTGCATCTGCAATCAAACTGATTGACGGAGTATCCACGGCAGCCGTCAATGGTCAGCGCATCCATACCGGTAATGTGGTCTCGTTAAATAACGCTACTGTTACTCTGCCTAACAGCAGCCTCTATACCACCCATCCTGACAATAAAGGCTGGTTGGTTGAAACCGATCCTCAATTTGCAGACTACCGCCGCTGGTTGGGCAGCGACTACATGTTGCAACAACTGCAATTGGACACCAATCATCTACACAAACGGCTAGGCGACGGCTACTACGAACAAAAACTTGTTAATGAACAAATCCATCAGTTAACAGGCTACCGCCGACTCGACGGCTACAGGAGTGATGAAGAACAATTCAAAGCTCTGATGGACAACGGCCTTACTGCTGCCAAAACATTCGGTCTCACCCCAGGTATCGCCTTGAGTGCAGAGCAAGTTGCCCGCTTAACTTCAGATATCGTTTGGATGGAAAATCAAACCGTCACCCTGTCTGACGGTTCGACTCAAACCGTACTGGTTCCTAAAGTCTATGCCCTGGCGCGCAAAGGTGATCTCAATACCTCCGGTGGCCTGATTAGTGCCGAACAAGTCTTACTTAAACTGCAAAACGGCAACCTGACTAACAGCGGTACCATTGCGGGGCGACAGGCCGTACTCATCCAGGCACGGAATATTAACAGCAACGGTAACATTCAAGCCGACCAAATCGGCTTAAAAGCTGAAAAAAGTATCAATATCGACGGCGGGCAGGTACAAGCAGGCAGACTGCTGACTGCCCAAGCGCAAAATATCAACCTTAACGGTACAACCCAAACTTCCGGTAATGAACGTAACGGCAATACCGCCATCGATCGTATGGCCGGCATTAACGTGGTCGGAAGCCATACTGAGCAAGTAGATAACAGAACTTCAGACGGCATCCTATCCCTGCATGCCGGCAACGATATCAACCTCAATGCGGCCACCGTCTCTAACCAAGTTAAAGGCGGCACTACCCAAATTACCGCCGGCAATAATCTCAACCTCGGCACCATTCATACCGAACATCGCGAAGCCTATGGTACATTAGATGACGAGAACCATCGCCATGTCCGCCAAAGTACCGAAGTCGGCAGCAGTATCCGCACGCAAAACGGCGCACTGCTTAGAGCCGGTAACGACTTAAAAATCCGCCAAGGCGAACTGGAGGCCGAAGAAGGCAAAACCGTCCTTGCCGCGGGACGTGATGTCACTATCAGCGAAGGACGCCAAATAACCGAACTGGATACCTCGGTAAGCGGAAAAAGCAAAGGCATCCTTTCCAGTACCAAAACACAGGATCGCTACCGCTTCAGTCATGATGAAGCAGTCGGCAGCAACATCGGCGGCGGCAAAATGATTGTTGCAGCCGGGCAGGATATCAATGTACGCGGCAGCAACCTTATTTCTGATAAGGGCATTGTTTTAAAAGCAGGACACGACATCGATATTTCTACTGCCCATAATCGCTATACCGGCAATGAATACCACGAGAGCAAAAAATCAGGCGTCATGGGTACTGGCGGATTGGGCTTTACTATCGGTAACCGGAAAACTACCGATGACACTGATCGTACCAATATTGTCCATACAGGCAGCATTATAGGCAGCCTGAATGGAGACACCGTTACAGTTGCAGGAAACCGCTACCGACAAACCGGCAGTACCGTCTCCAGCCCCGAGGGGCGCAATACCGTCACAGCCAAAAGCATAGATGTAGAGTTCGCAAACAACCGGTATGCCACTGACTACGCCCATACCCAGGAACAAAAAGGCCTTACCGTCGCCCTCAATGTGCCCGTTGTCCAAGCTGCACAAAACTTCATACAAGCAGCCCAAAATGTGGGCAAAAGTAAAAATAAACGCGTTAATGCCATGGCTGCAGCCAATGCTGCATGGCAGAGTTATCAAGCAGCCCAACAAATGCAACAATTTGCTCCAAGCAGCAGTGCGGGACAAGGTCAAAACAACAATCAAAGCCCCAGTATCAGTGTGTCCATCACCTACGGCGAACAGAAAAGTCGTAACGAGCAAAAAAGACATTACACCGAAGCGGCAGCAAGTCAAATTATCGGCAAAGGGCAAACCACACTTGCGGCAACAGGAAGTGGGGAGCAGTCCAATATCAATATTACAGGTTCCGATGTCATCGGCCATGCAGGTACTGCCCTCATTGCCGACAACCATATCAGACTCCAATCTGCCAAACAGGACGGCAGCGAGCAAAGCAAAAACAAAAGCAGTGGTTGGAATGCAGGCGTAGCCGTCAAAATAGGCAACGGCATCAGGTTTGGAATTACCGCCGGAGGAAATATCGGTAAAGGTAAAGAGCAAGGGGGAAATACTACCCACCGCCACACCCATGTCGGCAGCACAGCCGGACAAACCACCATCCGCAGCGGCGGGGATACCACCCTCAAAGGTGCGCAGCTCATCGGCAAAGGCATACAGGCAGATACGCGCAACCTGCATATAGAAAGTGTTCAAGATACTGAAACCTATCAGAGCAAACAGCAAAACGGCAATGTCCAAGTTACTGTCGGTTACGGATTCAGTGCAAGCGGCAGTTACCGCCAAAGCAAAGTCAAAGCAGACCATGCCTCCGTAACCGAGCAAAGCGGTATTTATACCGGAGAAGACGGCTATCAAATCAAAGTCAGAGACAACACAGACCTCAAGGGCGGTATCATCACCTCCACCCGAAGTGCCGAAAGCAAAGGGAAAAACCGCTTTCAGACGGCCACCCTCACCCATCGCGACATTCAAAACCACAGCCGCTACGAAGGCAGAAGCTTCGGCATAGGCGGCAGTTTCGACCTGAACGGCGGCTGGGACGGCACGGTTACCGACAAACAAGGCAGGCCTACCGACAGGATAAGCCCGGCAGCCGGCTACGGCAGCGACGGAGACAGCAAAAACAGCACCACCCGCAGCGGCATCAACACCCGCAACATACACATCACCGACGAAGCGGGACAACTTGCCCGAACAGGCAGGACTGCAAAAGAAACCGAAGCGCGTATCTACACCGGCATCGACACCGAAACTGCGGATCAACACTCAGGCCGTCTGAAAAACAGCTTCGACAAAGACGCGGTCGCCAAAGAGATCAACCTGCAAAGGGAAGTAACGAAGGAGTTCGGCAGAAACGCCGCCCAAGCCGTAGCGGCCGTTGCCGACAAACTCGGCAATACCCAAAGTTACGAACGGTATCAGGAAGCCCGAACCCTGCTGGAGGCCGAACTGCAAAACACGGACAGCGAAGCCGAAAAAGCCGCCATCCGCGCATCCCTCGGCCAAGTAAACGCCTATCTTGCCGAAAACCAAAGCCGCTACGACACCTGGAAAGAAGGCGGCATAGGCAGGAGCATACTGCACGGGGCGGCAGGCGGACTGACGACCGGAAGCCTCGGCGGCATACTGGCCGGCGGCGGCACTTCCCTTGCCGCACCGTATTTGGACAAAGCGGCGGAAAACCTCGGTACGGCGGGCAAAGCGGCGGTCAACGCACTGGGCGGGGCGGCAATCGGCTATGCGGCGGGCGGGAATGTCGGCACGGCGGCAGTAGGGGCGAATGTCGATTGGAACAATAGGCAGCTGCACAACAGCGAGATCAGAAAAATTAAAAATAATGCCGCTAAATTTGCCAAACTCCATCCCGGCATTTCCCAACGGCAGGCAGAAGAGCGGCTGGTGGCACAAGCTATGCGTCAGGTCGATGCGGCTTATTATGCCAAACATGCCGACACCGACACGGCGGCGGAACAATTCCTGCGCAGCATAGCGGGAAGTTTCAAAGCCGACGGGGAAACGTTCCTGGATTTTGCCCCGATGAAGTATTACAGGGACAGCGGTAAATTTGCCGAACATACAGGCTATCGAGATCTAAGAGCAAAGTTGGGACAGAATCCGGTCCATACCGAAGCGCAAAGGAACAGAACTATTGAAGAAAAGACCTACGGCACAATAGGCAGAGGTGTAGGTAAAGGCATCGGCAATACCCTAGCCAACAACCTGCAGGCGGGTCCGCCACACTATGTACTCGGCATTACGAACTATTCGAACTGGGGCAAAGAACTTATTCCATACGAGAACCCTGTTGAGCGCGCCATCGGCAAACAGGCAGAGGATATGACGGAAAAAGCGGTAGCAGCTGTGTCTTTGGGCCGGAGTTTGCCGTCAAAGGTTGTTAATGTACCCTCTAAATTAGCTAAAAGCATTAAGACAGCGGAAACACATAAACCACTGGTACAAAAGCGTACGGAAACTTATTTTAGAGTTGAAGGAGGAGGAAGTGGAAATAATCAGGCAGCCAAAGCCGCTAAAAATACGGAAAAAATGAAAGCCGCAATAGATCAAACCCACAGTGGAGTTGACCTGCCTTATGATTCGAGACAAATTCGAGCTAAACTGGAAAAAAGATATGGAGCTGAGAATATTGTATCCACTACGATTCCAAAGAAACCGGTCCAAAGTATCAATAATCAAACTAAACCGGACTACTCATCTATTGTATATACTAATAAAAGTGGAAAGGTAGTTAATGTTAAATATAAAGATCCTATATCAGGGGAAAGTAAGGCTGTTAATATCGCCTATGATAATAGGGGATTACCTATATTTGATAACGTATCAAATTTTACCACCAAAATAGATAATTCATTGTCGTATACGGGACAGATGAGGGCAGCTACTAAAGATTTATGGAAAGCTATTGAAAGTGGACAAGTGCCCAAAAATCAATTTACTAATGAACAACTAACGAAGATTAAAGCAGGAAATGAAAAAATTCCTGGTTATACATGGCATCATAATGCGCAAAGCTCTCCTAATAATATGCAGTTAATTCCTAATAGTATTCATACAGCTGTTAGGCATACTGGTCAAAAATCGTTAAAGAAAGGTCAGTAAAAATGAGAAAACTATCAATATCATCAGATGAGGGATTGGTTCCAATAAGAACAATTCAACAATTTGCTGAAGATGTAGGGGTCGTTTTTCCCGCGTCATATGTATCACTTCTTAGTAAACATGATCATTTATACCCTAAAGAAAATATTTTCAATTTTGTCAATCAATACGGTGAAAATGATGAAAGGGACATTTCATTTTTAGGGTATAAGCAAGATTTAGGCTATGAAGATATTTATAGCTATTCATGTATTGATGATGAATATGGGTATGCAAAAAAAGTGATTGCTTTTGGGATTTCAGCCAATGGCGATTATATCTGTTTTGATTACAGAAAATGCAATGAAAATCCATGTATCATTCTGATGTATCATGATGATTTCTATGAAGATGAGAATGGGGATACGAAAATGGTAACTAGCCATATTGCAGATAGTTTTGATGCCTTTTTGGATATGCTATATGAACTTTCAGATTAAGTGTGTAGGTTGAGTTGAAAACCCAACTAAATTAAAAAGGTCGTCTGAAATCAGCAAGCCGTAGCCCATATGAAACCTAAACTCAACAAGTAGGATGTGTGCGGAACGCACGCATGCGGTTCTCAAGGTTTGAGCCCAAAGGTCGTCTGAAACAACAAATACGGTTTCAGACGACCTTTCTTTCAACAAGCCACCACGGCAATCAGACAAAAGCAGCACATCGCCACATCCATGTCGGCAGTACGGCCGGCACAACCACCATCCGCAGCGGCGGGGATACCACCCTCAAAGGTGCGCAGCTCATCGGCAAAGGCATACAGGCAGATACGCGCAACCTGCATATAGAAAGTGTTCAAGATACTGAAACCTATCAAAGCAAACAACAAAACGCCAGTGCACAAGTGACCGTAGGTTATGGCTTCAGTGCCAGTGGCGATTACAGCCAAAGCAAAATCCGAGCCGACCATGCTTCGGTAACCGAGCAAAGCGGTATTTATGCCGGAGAAGACGGCTATCAAATCAAGGTCGGAAACCATACAGACCTCAAAGGCGGCATCATCACCAGCAGCCAAAGCGCAGAAGACAAGGGTAAAAACCGCTTTCAGACGGCCACCCTTACTGCCAGCGACATTCAAAACCACAGCCAATACAAAGGCGAAAGTTTTGGATTGGGCGCAAGTGCGTCCATAAGCGGCAAAACACTGGGACAGGGCGCACAAAATAAACCTCAAAACAAACACCTGACAAGCGTAGCCGATAAAAACAGCGCAAGTTCATCAGTGGGTTATGGCAGCGACAGCGACAGTCAAAGCAGCATCACGAAAAGCGGCATCAACACCCGCAACATACACATCACCGACGAAGCGGGACAACTTGCCCGAACAGGCAGGACTGCCAAAGAAACCGAAGCGCGTATCTACACCGGCATCGACACCGAAACTGCGGATCAACACACAGGCCGTCTGAAAAACAGCTTCGACAAAGACGCGGTCGCCAAAGAGATCAACCTGCAAAGGGAAGTAACGAAGGAGTTCGGCAGAAACGCCGCCCAAGCCGTAGCGGCCGTTGCCGACAAACTCGGCAATACCCAAAGTTACGAACGGTATCAGGAAGCCCGAACCCTGCTGGAGGCCGAACTGCAAAACACGGACAGCGAAGCCGAAAAAGCCGCCATCCGCGCATCCCTCGGCCAAGTAAACGCCTACCTTGCCGAAAACCAAAGCCGCTACGACACCTGGAAAGAAGGCGGCATAGGCAGGAGCATACTGCACGGGGCGGCAGGCGGACTGACGACCGGCAGTCTCGGCGGCATACTGGCCGGCAGCGGCACTTCCCTTGCTGCACCGTATTTGGACAAAGCGGCGGAAAACCTCGGTCCGGCGGGCAAAGCGGCGGTCAACGCACTGGGCGGTGCGGCCATCGGCTATGCAACTGGTGGTAGTGGTGGTGCTGTGGTGGGTGCGAATGTAGATTGGAACAATAGGCAGCTGCATCCGAGTGAATATAAATTAGCAGAACAATATGCAGATATAGTGGCTTCTCGTCTAAACATTTCAAAAGAAGAAGCACTTGGGCGAATTATTCGGCATATGCAACGAACCGTAGATTACGCAACGGCTAAAGCGGATAATTTCCGTACTGATGACGCCATTATTTCAATTTTAGGAGCAAACAATTTACCCAAGCAAGATCAACATTACACTAATCCGAACTACAACAAACAATACATTCAAAATTATGTTCGTGATTTCAATTTAGCCAATAAATACAATTATTTTGGGAAAACTCCTACTCAATCAAGGGATTATAAAGTTGGAGTTGTTACAGATATTGGTAAGGCTGCATTAAATAGCGGTATAGGTATATTTGAATCGGCTGCGAATTTAGCGACAGGGGAGATAGATCCGAACTCATGGGCTTATGTACACATGGGGCGTATAGGTTATACACATCCTGAATATGGAAATGCTTGGATTCGGATTTCAAGTGCAACACTAGTGTATTAATGGTTGGAACAGATTCAAGAATAAAACACTTGGCGTTTCGTAGCCAAGTGTTTTTCTTGGTCGGTGGTTCAACTCATCTTGAACCCTGCGTATCTCCCGATCACTGATGTTACGGAAATCGGTTTGTTTGGGGAAGTATTGCCGGATGAGTCCGTTGGTGTTCTCATTCAGCCCTTTCTCCCAAGAATGGTAAGGGCGACAAAAATAAGTCTCCGCTTTCAATGCTTTGGTTATTTTGGTGTGTTGGTAGAACTCTTTGCCGTTATCCATGGTAATGGTGTGCACCCTGTCTTTATGTGCCTTTAATGCCCTAACAGCTGCCCGGGCAGTGTCTTCGGCTTTGAGGCTATCCAATTTGCAGATGATGGTGTAGCGGGTAACGCGTTCGACCAAGGTCAATAATGCGCTTTTCTGTCCTTTGCCGACAATGGTGTCGGCTTCCCAATCGCCGATACGGGATTTCTGGTCGACGATAGCGGGTCGGTTTTCTATGCCGACACGGTTGGGTACTTTGCCTCTGGTCCATGTGCTGCCGTAGCGTTTGCGGTAGGGTTTGCTGCATATTCTGAGATGTTGCCACAACGTGCTGCCGTTGCTTTTGTCTTGGCGAAGGTAGCGGTAAATGGTGCTGTGGTGGAGCGTGATCTGGTGGTGTTTGCACAGGTAGGCGCATACTTGTTCGGGACTGAGTTTGCGGCGGATAAGGGGGTCGATGTGCTGAATCAGCTGCGAATCGAGCTTATAGGGTTGTCGCTTACGCTGTTTGATAGTCCGGCTTTGCCGCTGGGCTTTTTCGGCGCTGTATTGCTGCCCTTGGGTGCGGTGCCGTCTGATTTCGCGGCTGATGGTGCTTTTGTGGCGGTTCAGCTGTTTGGCGATTTCGGTAACGGTGCAGTGGCGGGACAGGTATTGGATGTGGTATCGTTCGCCTTGGGTCAGTTGCGTGTAGCTCATGGCAATCTTTCTTGCAGGAAAGGCCGTATGCTACCGCATACTGGCCTTTTTCTGTTAGGGAAAGTTGCACTTCAAATGCGAATCCGCCGGCCTTATATATTGCGTCCCTAAGAAGGGACGATTAACAAAAATTAACGCCCTTTACTTTCTACAAGTAACAGGGCTTTTTTTTGCCCGTTTTTGAGGATTCGCACCATGGAAGATAAGCAAGGGATGACAAAGGCGGTTGCCGGCGTGATGACGGACGCGCCAGCGGACGGCAGGAAGCCGGCAACCGCTTCAAACCTTCCCCCCTTATCTAACAGGGGGGGACAGAAACCGAAACGGCAGGCAGGGTTCAGGAAGTCTTCGAATGTTACGAAACGTACATAACGGACGGCAAAGGAAACCTGTTAGGCGTTCCTCTTCGGCGCGGTGTATCAGATTCGGCTTTCATTGATCAAATTAGCTTTTCATTTCATGAAAAACCCTTTTTCGATAAATACGGCGTTCGTGTAAGTCTTTTGGAAGACGAAGATTTTATTCGCGCAGCGTCCATGCTCGCCGAAGAAGTTTTCGGTTTCGGTATCTACAAAGAGTCCAAAGGCTCGGGCGGCCGTTTTTATGAGCGCTGTTGGTTGATGGGTTCGGAAGACGTCCTATACGGTCGCGTCCATTTTGGCGGACAAAACAATACCATTCTTTTCGAACTGACCGGCACCGGTTGCGGCGTCGCAAAAGAAGGCTGGGAATCACGACTTTTCGCATTCCTGACTAATGCAATCCGCCCAAAAATCACACGCGTTGACATCGCAAAAGACTTTTTCAACGGCGAATACAGCCCGAACCAAGCCCGTGAAGACCGAAATAAAGGTATGTTTACCTGTCATCACGTCAAACCAAAAGGCGAATGTTTGGGGTCAGATTGGGAAGAAGACGATGAAGCCAAAATGACCAAAGGCAAGACCTATGGTATCGGCTCCCGTGAATCGTCCAAATATGTCCGCGTCTATGAAAAAGGCAAGCAGTTGGGCGATAAAACAAGCACATGGACGCGATTTGAAATTGAATTCAAAGCAAAAGATATCGTTATCCCTTTCGAAGTTTTGCAGAATCCGGGCGAATATTTCGGCGGCGCATATCCGATTTGCGAACGATTCGTCCAAAAGGCAACGCGCATACACGCGGTTAAGGAAGATAAGGTCATTTCAGCCGACCGCTACCTTGAATGGGTAAAAAAACAGTTCGGACGTGCGGCAAACGGTCTGAAATTCATTTTTCCCGAATTGGACAAAGCCAAACTGTTTGAACTGATTGAGCCGAGTCATCACAAGCTGCCCAAGTCTTTGGCTCCCGAAGCCTACGACTGCGCCTTTTTGAAAGCTCAAGCCATTCATGAACAGCCCGCATTCAAACCGTACAATGACCCTTACTATATGTACGAATATTACGAGAATCTTGAAAAACAGCTTGAACAGCAAAAACACGTCAACAATGAAGAAAGCTATAACAACTTCATTTACGACAAATTCGCAAGACTACCGATTTCATGGGCTTAAAGTGTCTGCCCGAAAGACGTTTAATCACACAAGGAAACCAAAAAATGAACATCCAACTTCAAGGCCACATCGTCGGCGTTAAAAAATTCAACGGACAAATCGAAGGCAGGAGCTTCGACTATTGCCGCCTGATTGTCGCCACACCCTTAGACAGCTCCCAAGGCAACGCATTGGGCAGCTCTACTACTGAATACGATTTCGGCGGCTCTGCCAATTTCGAGCAGTTCCGAAACGCCCAATTTCCGATCGAAGCAAACCTGAACGTAGAAATCGTTACTACGGGCAAAACCCAAAAACTGAAAGTCATCGGTTTTCAACTCGTGAAGAAAGGCTGATTGAATGCAGAAAGTCTATGTTGTCCAGTCCGTATCAACAGGGGACTTTCTGTATCTCTCTCCTGAAACGGGCGACATCGGACATACCAAATTAATCACCAATGCCGATTATTTCTACGACTTCGAAGAAGCGATTAACGCAGGTTTGGAAGAAATCGGCAACCAATACGAATTTGTCGTATTCGGATTTTTGAAAGACTGATTTTCGGATGTTCGGCGGTCGTCTGAAAAACGCTCCATCCATTACCGCCAAACACTTTTTGAAGGAAAATATCATGAAATTTATTAACACCTGCCGTAAATACGGCGCAAAACTGGCTGTTGTAACAGCTGCTCCCCTGGCTTTGGCCGCACATGCAAATGCAACGTTGCCCGATACAGCAAAAAACGCTTTGGAAGCCGCAAAAGCCGACGGTATGGAAGCCGGTTGGATTGTCGTTGGCGTTTTCGCCGCGCTTTTTGTCTTTTCCATCGTTAAGAGAGTGATGAAGTAAGACGGCATGTACTACCAAGTCGGAAATAAATGTCTTGAGAAGCACCAGGCTGAAAACCTTTATTTCAGCTTGGTAGTACCAAGAATCAAAGAAAACGGACAGATTGTCAGGCCGGAATATAACGGCAGCCTGTGGAAGATGTCGGACGGTCAGCCGCTAAGGCTTTTATTGGCGGAATGCAGTCCGAAAGACAACCTGCAAAGCGGTCTTGAAACAGGCTGGATAGTATTCGGCGTGATGGCGTCCGTTTACTTTGTTTCCCTGCTGAAAAAGGTTTTGAAATGATGGATTTTTATTTTTATCTCGGCGTTTCCGTACCCGTATTAATCGGGGCGGTTCTGTTTAAGAATTGAGCGCATGAAGTTATGGTGTCAAAATCAGGCTTTCAAAACAATCATTGAAAGGCAGAACCATGAACAAGCCGTTTATCACTCAGGCGCAGTTGGCACTTTATAAATATCAGCCGTCAAGCAAGTATTTTGGGCAATCGATGGCGGTTATAGCGCAATCTGAATTTGTTGAATTTGCGAAGATTAATAAGTCTGAAAATGTTATTGATTGTTTCTCTTTTTTCTGGAATAGAAGAATTAAACATGATATTTGGCTAATCTCATTTTCTGATAATTCAGAAATGGTAATTAAAGAATCCCTGAAAGATGGTCATAAAATATACAAATTTGAATTTTGCGAAATTGTCGATAATTGCAATTTTGATGATGTATTCGTTTGAAGCGAATGCAAATGCAGTAAAAATATCTGAAACTGTTTCAGTTGATACCGGACAAGGTGCGAAAATTCATAAGTTTGTACCTAAAAATAGTAAAACTTATTCATCTGATTTAATAAAAACGGTAGATTTAACACACATCCCTACGGGCGCAAAAGCCCGAATCAACGCCAAAATAACCGCCAGCATTTCCCGCGCCGGCGTATTGGCGGGGGGCGGCAAACTTGCCCGCTTAGGCGCGAAATTCAGCACAAGGGCGGTTCCCTATGTCGGAACAGCCCTTTTAGCCCACGACGTATACGAAACTTTCAAAGAAGACATACAGGCACGAGGCTACCAATACGACACCGAAACCGACAAATTTGCAAAGGTCTCAGGCTAA